GCGGTTCAGGCGGTCGATTACGGCTTGCAGCTGGACAACAGTAATACGGTTCATCGTCTTCCTCTTTGTCTGCGCCACTGTGGCGCATCCTAGAACCCCGCGCGCGGGGCTCGGTGGATGCGTCAGAACCCGAGCGCCACCAAGGCGCCCAGGGCGAGGCCGAATGCGACTGCGAACGCCACGCAGGCGGGGGTCAGGGGGGTGTCGTGCATTACGCGACTCCCATGCGGCGGGCCATGATGCGGTCCGCCTCTATCTGCGCCCCGTAGGATATGCCGGGGATGTCAGGCTGTCGCCCCAAGTACCAGTCGATCCACGGCCCGAGATCCGGGCCCACGTGCCCGCTACGGGCGTATTCCAGGGCCTGATCGTAGGCCCAGCCGTCACCAGCCCGCAGGGCGATTCCGGCCAGCTTGCGCCCGGTGCGGGCGCGGGCGTAAAACGCAGGGTTCTTCATCGTCATTCTCCAGGTGTGCCCCGGTTCGGGGCGGGTGTAGTTTCGGTGGCTAGGCTTACGTGGGGCTTACGTCAGGCATTACAGCAGCCGCAGCACGGCGCGTCTTCGCACAATCCGCGCCGGTTTCGGTAATATTCCTTCCCGCTGCTCGAGCGCCAGATATCGGACACTCCGCGCGCCATCGACTGGCGCAGGTATCGGCCAGCCGCAGCTGCAGCCTCGGGTTCGGCGGCCTCCGTTTCGGGGTCTATCGACGCGGCCAGCGCCAGATCGGGGTCTACGGGTTCGGCAGGCTCTGCGGCGCGCGCCACGAGCGCATACCGGCCGCGCGCGACGCTGCGCACGGTATCACCGGGTCGGATCGGGACGCCGGTGCTGGCGCAGCGTCCGGGGTATCGGGCAGTGAACATCGGTCTATCCTCCAGGTTATCAAGCAGGAATTAGCGTCGATGCAAACCATTCGGCGTTTTCCCGCGTGGAAAACACTCGAGACTCGATTACGCGCTCGGCATCGGTGTCGCAAAACACTACGCGCCAGGTGCCTAGCAGCGTGCGCGTGAGCGTAACGCTAAGACCATCGGCCGCGTCTACGCGACGCGTAATCGGGGTGTCGTTCGGGGGGATCATTCTCGCTATCTCCTTTCGTGCAAAACGCACGGTGTAACCCGGCGCGCCGGGCTAACCCTTGCGTTCATGCCGAAGCAAAATACTTCGCCATGCTGCCGTGAACCACAATCGCGACGCTGGCCTTTCCGGGCCGATCGGCGCCGTCGCAGGCGCGGCAGGTCACACACTGCCGCCGGTCGCCACCCTCGGGCGACGCAGGGCAGACAATCTCGCGCGCGCCCAGCTGCTGATCAGCCGAACGGACCCGAAACGTGCGCCACCCGAGCGCGCGCGCCACGTCGCGCTCCGGCACGGTATCGACGCTGGCCATTACCAGCGGCCGCAGCGCAGGCGCGCGGCGCCACTGGTGGGTATACCCAGTGCGACCCGCAGCGAAACGAACCAGCGCAAACCACGCGCGCGCAGGGATTGCGGCCGGGTCACCATAGGACCCGATACGGACAACCCGGCCGGCAAGCATGCGCGCGCCGGCCGTGGGAGACACGGCAGGATAGCTGCCGCGAACCCACGCGGCAAACACGGACTGCACACTTTGCCCGACGTTGACATAGCACGTGCGCGGGGAATCGTCATCACCGCGGTGACGGCAGTCTCCGCAGATACTGACGTCGTCACCCGACGCTATCGCATCGAGCGGGGACATATCGGCTCGCAGGATATACGTCTGGACCATATCGCCCGTTTTGCTGTTCTCGCTGCGCAGCACGGCTATACCGATAATCGGCGCGCCGTCTATTGCGCTCGGGCCATCGTAAAACACGAATCCGGTCGAGTTCTTCGCCATCTCTCTCTCCTTCGATTACCGGGCCCGTAGGCCCGGGGTTATTCGTCAGCCGCAGATCACCCAGTCGCGCTGGCCGGTGATCCCCAGCTCGCGCGCCAAGGCTTCGATCTCGCGCTTGTCGGATTGGCGCATGGCCGCCCTGTGGGCTGCACTCAGGATCCGAGCAGCCATGTCGGGCATGCGCTGCAGGCATGCCAGGCGGGCCATCCTCGCGTCGCGCTGCTGAGTCTTCGTCATCTCTCTCTCCAGGTTATCGGCACCGGACATCGGCGCCACGCACGCATCATCGGCGGACTTCCTGACGCGAAACTTACAGCAGCAGTCAGGGAACATTGGGACTTACCCTAACCCGCGTATACCCTTCGGGGCTCTTCTATGGTGACCCCTGCGTGGTACTGTGTGTACCCCTGCGGCAGACCCATGCGCTCCTCTGAATACCACTAATACCCCTCAGAATAGAAGATAAGTTAGCAAAGGGCGTGGTGGTTGAGCTAAATAAAAAGGGAGGGGTATCGAGGGGTATCGAGGGGTATCGAGGGGTATTGGGCGAGGGGTATGCCAGATCCCCCTAATACCCATGGCCATCTCGAGTCGGCGCAAAGCGCCGTTACATGGGTGCATACCACAAATACCCATGGGCATCGCAGGTCGGCGAGGACTTGCATGCGACCGCGTCCAGCCTCCCGGCGCACCCTGCCGGCCCGGTGCTGCGCTGCAGCATGATCAGTGCGTGCTGACCATCAGCGTCGGGATCGTTAGCGTGCTGATTATCGGGGGGTGGATGATGAGTGTGCGCAGGATTGATGCCCCGGGTAGGGCCTTGGCCTGGAGTGAAATGGTACGGACCCCCCACAGCCATTTTTTTTTGCACACACTTCGGCTATCATGCCGCCATGTTCCGCGACCTACCCGTCACCGCCAGAGAGCTAAAGGCCACGCCTGACGCCCTGGAGCGCATTTACGAGAATGCGAAGCTGGGATTGCGTGGCGATGCGCTGGCGCTGGCTGCGGGTATGCTGCCGGTGGAGTTGGCTCGGCTGAAGCTGATGGACCCGATTGCGGAATTGGCGGAGATGAAGGGCCGTGCTGATAGTGAGATGACGATGTCGCGCACGCTGTACGAGGCGGCAGCGAACGGGGATTCGAAGGCGGCGCTGGAGTTTCTGAGGCACAGGCATTCGTGGGTTGCCACGCAGCGCGTGGAGGTTGAGGGCTCGATGCAGATATCGATTACCGCTGCGCTGGAAATGGCCGAGAAGCGCGTGCGTGCTGCGGAGGCGATAGAGGACGCGGTGGTAATACGGCCCCGGCTGGCGCCGCAGGCACTGGCGGAAATGGGCCCGGTATGAGCCGATACGCGCTGATATGAACCGCGTTACGAATGTCCGCGTAATCGGCGACGCCACGCTGTACCTAGGCGACTGCCGGGATATTCTGCCGACGCTGCCGCGTGTGGATGCGGTGATTACGGATCCGCCGTATGGGATTGGGGAAAGCAGTAAAAAGGTAGCTAGCCGGGGAAAACTGGCGGTACCCAAAGACTACGGCGATTTTGATTGGGATAAGTCGCCACCCGAAAAGTCGCTGATAGACGCAATTAGAAACGCATCGACTTGGCAGGCGTTTTTTGGTGGAAATTATTTTGAACTGCCGCCAACGTCCTGCTGGCTGGTTTGGGACAAACTCAACGGCGACAACGATTTTGCCGATTGCGAGCTGGCGTGGACAAACTGGCCCAAGGCCGTGCGCCGCATCCAGTGGCGATGGAACGGGATGATCAGACAGGGAAACGAAGAACGTTCGCACCCGACGCAAAAGCCGCTTGCCGTTATGAGTTGGGTTATTGGTTTGTGCCCAAAAGCCGACATTATCCTAGACCCCTTCATGGGCTCCGGCACAACCGGCGTGGCCGCCGCCCAGATGGGCCGCAAGTTCATCGGCATCGAGCGCGAGCCCAAGTACTTTGACATTGCGTGCGAGCGCATCGAGCGGGCCTACGCGCAGGGCACGCTGTTTGATCCTGCGGAACGGGCGAAGCCCGAACAACCGGCGCTGATATAGGCCATGCAGACCACGAAATACACCCCGCAGGAAGAACAGGCGCTGATGAGTCGCCTGTGGAGCGCGAAGCTCCGCGACGACCCCGAAGCGTTTGTGATGTTCGTGTTTCCCTGGGGCGAAAAGGGCACGCCGCTGGAAAAGCGCAGCGGGCCGCGAAAGTGGCAGCGGGAAATACTGCGGAAAATAAAGGCTCACATCGAGGCGAACGGCACGCGGGATATGTACGAGGTATTCCGCCTGGCGGTGGCCTCGGGGCGGGGGATCGGTAAGTCGGCGCTGGTGAGCTGGCTGGTGCTCTGGATGCTCTCCACGCGGATTGGCGCGAGCGTGATCGTCTCAGCGAACTCAGAGGCGCAGCTCAGAAGCGTGACCTGGGCCGAGATTACGAAGTGGCTGGCGATGTTGATGAACT